GTTCTGTACCAAGGAGTGTTCTGCGAAAAACATCGGTATCAACCTGTGCCGCCTGCTCCCTTATTGGGCCTTCTACCCCGGTAATGATATCTCCAAGATTGCCACCTGCAAACCCTGCATCTGAGTAAAGTTGTGCATATTCACCTTGTCCGAGCAATTGCTCCATCTGTGCCTTCATGGCATCCGCCATGCCTTCACCATAGCTTGGTTGTGCGGGTTGAGTATAACTTGGGCCTGACATTTTATTTCCTCCGTATAATTGTATCTAAATTGTAAAATTTAATAGGTTTCTTTTTATTCTCTCTTGCCCATCCAACATAGGGCATTTTAAAAGGCATAAGATTTATCCAATAACCAATAGCACCTTGCCCTACTGCCATATGCACAAACCATGCATTCGGATCGGGTATATTCCATTGTTCCGCAGGCGGAGTATCAATATCCTTGTTAACTGTTTTTGCTAGAATAAAAGTTTTAGGAGTCTTATGAATATAACCGTGGGTCAAATATATTGATATATCTTTGAACATATCCATAGAGCATTCATCATATAAGTTTTTGACTTCTCGTAGAATACTCATGCCTCTAACTCCTTTGTTGGGATTTCTCCTTTATAATCCATAAGCCAAAGAACGAATATGCGATGAATACCATCAGCAATCTTTCCGTCCTTGAGAAGGATGGGTTCTTTAATTCCATTCTTCTTAATATCTGTGGCAAGAGCAAAGAGTGGTAATGACTCTTGTGCCACACGATTCCAATCGACTGAGTATGGACCTGCTTTAAATAGTTCCTGTATGTTCATGTTGTTGATACGGTTGCTCCTAATGCCACTCGCTTCCATGCTGTTCCATCATCCACAGCCAAGCATTTGTTTCCACTATCACCGTCTGTGCAAAATACAATTCTTCCTGCTGTGCCTGCTGATGGTAAGGCTGATACTGCATAACTCTGAAGCGTAATTAAAACCCCACTCATATTTCCACCTGTCACACTTATTGAGTTACTTGCTTGTGTGGATATTGTACCTAATCCTAAGTTTGTCCTGGCAGAACCTGCGCTTGTTGCATTTGTTCCTCCATCTGCAATTGCAATGGGACTGTCTAATCCCGATATTTCTCCACCTGTAATATTCACATCGCTTTCATTTATTGCCACAGTAGGTTCGCCCAATTGATTAAGGTTAGCCGCAGTAACTTCCACACCTGTGCCATAGGTAAAGCCCCGTGTGACTGTTGCAGTTATTGCCATTACGCAATCTCCCTCCTTGCATTCAAACCCCTTGCTATCGCTTCCAATGAGATGTGCCTAAAGCTTGGTCTTCCTGCGGTTACATCAATCTCGACATTTGCGGCGTATCCTCTTACGCGACCACTGCCAAAACGAATAAGTTTCTCTTCCGCTGATCCCGAATAATTTTCAGTATGTACGGTATTGCTTCGATCCGGGTCTATGGTATTCACCTTAATTGTGAACTGATCTCCATTGTTTACATTGCAACCTAGTTGTCCACGCTTCCAGGACTTCACATCAATATTCCCAAATGTAAATGAGCGGGTCTTTAGCTTTGCACTTATGGCAGTCGATGTCGTACTTGCGCTTCCGATTGTTCCTGTAACATCGGTAGTAGCTTCGTCCAATAGATGCCAACCCTTATCATTGACTGCAAACAGTCTACGCTTTTGAGGATTACTGCCATGTAGTACTGTGACAAAATCATCTATCACAAATCCTGATGGAAAAGAATCTACTGAAGTCCATGCTGTATTTAATATATCGTAAACGAATACCTTGTTATTATCCGTGGAAGAACCTGTGGGGCAGGCTAAAAAATATTTATTGTCAAACACAATACCACACGCTTTATCTGCGGAAGCATAATTAACTTCCTTAAACTGATCTTGTATAGGACGGGATAGTGGTATTGCTTCTCCGCTTACTTTCGAGATCGCAACTCCTAATCCCTTTGCCGGATCTAATCCTTGCTGTAGGGTAAACACACCATCGTCAGATAAAAAGTATATCTGTGGTCCACTCGCGGCTACACTCTTGCGAGCTACGCATCCGCGTTGGCGGGTTATCTCAAATACTGCGGCGGCAGATGTGGTGGCCACATTGTTAATTAAGTGAATTGAGTTGCGGAAAAACACTAGCAATTGATTCTCCAGGTAGGGAGTAAATCCTACCAAACGATCAGCAGTTCCTCGATTAATACGAAACTGTGAGTCTGCCGCATGAAAATTATCCGTGTCTAAAAGATCGGACATGATCACCGTGTATGCTGAATCACTAGGTTGTGGTACAATTAGTCTGTTTGCGAAAAATACACCAAAGTCTGTGCGTGGACACTCAACCCTGCCTGCGCCTGGTGATCCGTTGTTCTTCAGATCAAAAGTGCTATCAACCGTACCGTCACTATTTGTGTCCGTAAATGATCCATCCCATTCCAATGGATCTTTACCGGTTCCTCGAAATAAAATTAGCTTCTCTAGGGATTGACAAAAGGATGCGCCATCTGCGGCGGCAACCACTTCTGATCCTGTGTATTCAACATTGATACCTGTATTATTGCTATCGTTCCAAAGTATTACTTTATCCTTTGTAGCACATGCAATGTATTCGTTACCCGTTGCAGGGTCTGAGAAGAGTGTTGTTGCGAATACCTCCTCTGTGCCTGCTGAGTAGGTCAAGGTAACCGCACCTGCCTTGAACTCGATACCCTTGCGAACCTCTGCAATGTCTCCATCGAGGCGCATATTCTGCGATGTCTCAACCAATCCCCCCTCAAGTGTGGTGGGTTCCAGGTAACTATCAATACCACGAAATCCACGATCCCCCTCGGCGAGGATCGGATTATCTAGTCTTCCCATTGGAATATATCTTGGCATTACTTCTTTTTTATCTCCTGATAAAGTTTGATACTCATGTAGATAAGAGTCACCACACCAACAGCAATTCCTAGGAATGTATCAATGGTGGATAAACCAAAGGTTGCGGCTGTGCCACTCATACCTAAGACTGATACTCGATCTATCATCACCGTCT